ACATGAACGTAATCGAACTAATTACAGCGTGGCACAACGCGAAACGTGCAGAGACAGAAGCGAACGCAAAACGCAACGAAATAGAACGTCAGATTCTGAAACTAATCACGGTAAAAGAAGAAGGCCGCAGCGTGACAATGTTGACCAACACAACGCGCTGTATTGCAACGAGTAAGTTAAATTACAAAGCAGACTTGAAGTTGCTGCAACAGTTGACTCAAAGCTGGTCTGAGTATGAACGTCCCATAAAAACAAAGGTTGAGGCCGACGAGTCTCGATTAAAGCAGATCAGGCATGAACGTCCTGACCTGTGGAAAAAACTGGCACAAGCTATAACGTTGAAGCCATACAAAACCCACATCACATTGGAGAAAGTCGATGGCGTTTGATCTAAACAGCATTAAAAAAAATACAAGTATATCCTCGCCACGGCTTATGATTTATGGCGTTGAAGGCATTGGCAAAAGCACTTTTGCCGCTGGCGCACCAGCGCCTATTTTTATTCCTACAGAAGATGGTCTTGGTAGCTTGCAAGTTGACCACTTTCCGTTGGCGAAAAGCACGAATGACGTATTAGAAGCCATTGGCTCACTGTACGAGCAGAAGCATAAATTTAAGACAGTCGTAATAGACAGTTTGGATTGGCTTGAGAATTTCTTATGGACTGAAGTTGAAAATAGCCATGACGCAAAAGACCTGGCTTATGGCAAAGGCGCTATTATTGCCGCCGAGCAGTGGCGTCAAATTCTACATGGTCTAAACGCGCTGCGTAATGACAAGGGTATGATTGTGATCCTGCTCGCGCATTGCACAATCAAACGCTTTGATAGTCCCGAAACAGAACCATACGACCGTTACCAGCCAAAATTGCAGGACAGGTCTAATTCGCTAATTCGTGAATGGGTTGATGCGGTTATGTTTGCCAATTACAAGACAGTCGTAACAAAAGAGGAGGTTGGATTTAACAAAACAATCGCGCGAGGCATTGGAACTGGCGAACGCTTACTTCATTGCAATGAGCGCCCCGCCTATATGGCTAAAAATAGATACAGCTTGCCAGACAAGATTCCGCTCACCTGGGAAGCCTTTGAAAACGCAATCACCACCACAAAATAAAGGAAACGTGCAATGCCTACATTTTCGTATGAAGTTGGCGAAGAAGTACAAACGAAGCGGTCTTTTGATGCGCTGCCCAAAAGCAAGTACCGCGCCATTATCAATAACACCGCCATCAAACCCACCAAAGCCGGAACCGGCGAATATATGGCTGTGACATTTCAGATTATTGAGGGAGATCACAGTGGCCGCAGGATTTGGCAAAATCTTAATCTCAGCAATCCAAACAAGACGGCTGAAGATATTGCGCGACAGGAACTAAACGCCATTTGCGCGGCGGTTGGAATTGCGTCTGGAACTCGATTGCAGCAGACGGAAGAACTGCATGACATTCCGCTGGTGATTGACGTTGGATTGGATAGTAAAGACGAAACGCGCAATCGCATTTATGGTTACGAACCCGATGGTGCTGTTGCTGCGCCAAAAGCTAAAGCTGCCGCAGCGTCTAGTGGCAAGAAACCCTGGGAGAAGTAACCATGGCCTACTTGCCCCAGTCCCAACACGGAACCGCTCAAGCCATTGCAGACTGGTATGCGGCAAAAAAAGAGGACTATAGACCCCACCTTGGGGCAAGTGTTATCGGCCATAACTGTGACAGGCACGTTTGGCTTACCTTTCGGTGGGCCAAACTGCCTGATTTTCAATGGCGTATTAAACGCTTGTTTGATACCGGCAAGCGCGAGGAATCGCGGGTGCTTGCAGAGTTGAAGGCGATTGGCGTTGAAGTTCATTCTGACGATAATGGAAAACAGATTGAGTGCCGCGACGAGTCAGGTCATTTCGGCGGAAGCGTTGACGGCATTGGAATCGGTTTTAAGGAAAGCCCTAAAACCTGGGCTGTCTTAGAAGTAAAGACACACAACACTAAGTCTTTTGCCGATCTTGAAAAGAAAGGCGTTGAAGAAAGCAAGCCGCGCCATTGGGCGCAAATGCAAGTCTATATGGCCCTGATGAAGCTGGACCGCGCTTATTACTTTGCCGTTTGCAAGGATACGGATGATATTTATGGCGAATGGGTACACTTCAATAAAGCGGCCTATGCAAAGATATATGAACGCGCCAATCGCATTATCAGCGCAGCGCAGCCGCTAGAACGCATTAGCGCAGACCCGGCGTATTGGGAATGTAAGATGTGCGACTTTTATAATTTATGTCACCAAGACAAATTAGCGGCTGTAAATTGTCGCACTTGTGTACATGCTACGCCGCAATCAGAAGGTAAATGGCATTGTGAGTATCATAAAATGACAATTACTGAGAAAAAGCAAAATGCCGGTTGTCAGTACCATATGTTTATTCCCGCGCTGGTGCCGTTTGCTGACGCTGTAGATGCAGCAGAAGGATATGTTGAGTACCAGCATAAAATAACCGGCAAGACGTTTAAGAATGGTGAAGGGCATTATCAGAGCAAAGAACTAGAAATAATGCCTCCAGACATTATTACCGAAGGCGTAGTACATGAAATTAAAACTGATATACCTCAAAGCCGAATTACAAATGTAGAACCCGTAATTGACGATAAACCTTTTTATGATGATCCAATTCCGTTTTAGGAAAATAACATGGCTGGTAGAATGTCGCGCAACAAAGGCGCTGGAGCAGAACGCGAACTAAGCGCGTTATTGTCTAAGGCTCTTGGCATAGATATTAAACGCAAGCTAGGTCAAGCCAGAGACAGCGGCGACGATATTCAGATTGGCAAATACCGCATTGAAGTAAAGCGCCGCGAGACATTAGCCATTATGCAATGGTGCAAACAAGTCGAAGCCTGTTGTCAGGCTGATGATGTTCCAATAGTTGCGTTTAGGCAAAACGGACAAGATTGGCGCGTAGTTATGCGTTTACACGACATATTGCCGTTGTTGAAAAACACTATTTCCCCGGAGCCTTTTGCGAGTTCCGGGTTCCAAACCACCACAGAACGCAAGTCGTTGTCAGATACAGAATAGTGCTGACGATCAAGTCGTGGACGCGAATGGCGTCTGCCGTGGCGAACGCCACGCCAGCCATGATGGTTCTAGCCTCGACGTAGATCATCGTCGTAATGGCGCACAGGTAGATCGTCAGTCCAGGACGCACGATGCCGCGCAGTACGTCCAGCAAAACCAGCATGAAGCCCGTCACAGGACCGATTTTGGCTCGTGCGCTGTATTGCTTTGGTTCGCTGTTGAACGATGCCGAGAATGAGGCTTCAGCCGCTACGGTCTGTTTTGCTTCGGCCTCAATAGTTGCCACCTGAGTCCTAGCCGCCCATTCTTGAGCCAGCATTTCTCCGTCAATCCGGCGCATATTAACTTCGTGGTCAAATTCCATTTTCTTCATTTCGATTTCCTGCTTAACTTTTAGGAAGTCAAAAAATCGTTGAAACGCCACTCCAAGCAAGCCGGTTAGACCGCCGCTAAATATTGAACCTAGAAGTGCTAACATGAGACAATCTCCAATTGAAATGCTTGGCGTTTCATGGCCGTTTCTAAGCGCCGTACAGCAACGGCAGAGAGAAGTGTAGCCTTTTGACCGTCCATTGCGCCAAGGCGTTCACCGAGCGTTATACAGCCGTAAAGTTGGCATTTAAGGCCACATGACCTATCGCCCATGAAATTCGCCGAATGTATGCGGATACCAGAACGATTTGGAACATTATCGACAAGGTACATAGGCCGCTTAAACGCTGGAGAGTAAGTCCAGCGGCAAGTGTATATACCAATAGGTATGCAGGAGATATTAGAAGCGTTATTACGATCCGGCAATTCGCCAGTGAACAGCGTCGTATCGCCAAAGGTTATGCGACCAAACGTGCCTTGGTCGCTGGTTTCTAGGCGTTCCAGAACAGCGTTCATTTTTTGAACAGAGCAAACAAAGCCGGATATTTTTTGCGCACAGTATCAATAAAGAAATGAACGGCAATGTACGCAAGGCAAATGTTCAGAGCCGTTTCGCCAACAACACCAATGTTAGCATAAGACATTGGAAAAT